TCAGTTTTTTTCGCGGATGCCGAGGATGTCCTGGGCATAGGTCAGTGCGGTCGCGCGGACGGCGGTCGGCACCTGCAGGAACGCCTCCAGGTTCTCGGGCGTGAACGGCACCGGCGCGCCGTCGTTGGTGACGCCATCCCAGCCGGCGACCACCTCGCGCAGCAGCGAGGCATCGCCGCCGCGCTGCGCCTTCTTGAGCTCATCGGTGCTCAGACGCTTGAACTCGACCTTGATGGTTTCGGTGACGGTGCCTTCGTTGACGGGCACGTTGATCGACACGTCGCTTTTGAAGGTGCCCTTGCGGTTGAGATTGAAAGCCATGGTGTCCTCTGTCGCGGTTGAGGTGAGGTGAAGAAATCGCGGGGCAAGAAAAAGCCGCCCGAAGGCGGCGCCCCGCGACAGGGAAAAACGGGTCAGGTGTAGGCCAGCGTGAAGCTGTCGTTGGCGCCGTTGAGGCCGGCGGACAGGTCCATGTCCACGGTCATCATCAGCTGCCCCTTGCTCTCGCTGTAGCGCGGGTTGCTCAGGTACGCCGCCGGGGCGTTGAACGTGATGGTCTTGCCCGCCTGGCCGCCGCCGTGCACCAGGTTGAAGGCGCCGGTCAAGCCCCGCTTGATGGCGTCGAACCAGTCCTTGTAGGCGATCGACGTGGCTTCGAACACGACCGTGCCCTTGGATTCCTGGTTCGTGACGTCCACGTACTCCTGGCCGGGCCGGTTCACGTACTCGACGGTGTTGCCCATGTTGACGGACACGCTCTCGATGACGATGGACTTGCCGAACAGCGTAACGACCGTGTTGGCCTTGTTGACCGGCAGCGCCTGGCCCCACACCGTGTAGTTCGGCGCCTCGGCCAGCGCGTAGTCCTCGGCATCCACGTACAGCCCGGTGGCGGATACCTTGGCGGACGGCAGCTGACCCGTGGCCCAGGTCAGCTCCAGGTTGCCCCGCACGCCGGTCGTACGGTGACGCAGTCCGTCCAGCAGGTAATGCAGCGTGCACGACTCGGTGACGTCGGAGATCGGCGCATAGACGACCGACACGCCGGCCGTGATGGTCTCGGAGAGCGAGCACATGCGCAGCAGCTCGTTGTAGCGCGGCGGTACACCGGGGGCGCCGCGACCGGCGAGCTCGATCTCGAAATCGGCCGTGGTGTTGCCCCAGACCACGAGCTGCCCAGCGTTGCCGAAGTGAGGGCGCACATGATCCCGCTTCACCTGCTCGGTGTTGAGCGGGTTGAAGTTGAGATTGCGCACGAGCATTGCATCGTTGGCCGGGGACAGCCCGGACGCATGCTCTTGCCCGTACACCTGTTCGCGCTTGCTCAGCATGAGCGCGCGTCGGAATTTCTTGCCCATGGGTCAGGCCTCCTTTTCAGCCGCCGGCGTGCGCTTGCCGGTGGCGGGGTCGAAGATGAAGCTGCCGCCGCGGTCGGCGTGCTGGTCGCCGAAGATCGCGGCCAGCGGGCAGGCCTGCTGCGCCGGCGCGGCGCCGCCAGCGGGCGACTCGGTGGCCGGCGTGGACGCGGCCGTGCTGGCCGGCGCGGTGGCCGGCGTCTTGGTTGCCATGGAAACGCTCCTTCAGAAAGCGGGAGTCCGCAGGATTGCGGTCAGGTGGTAGGCGTAGACCGCCGGGTCGGGCTCGTAATCCGCGTCACCGTGGGACTGGATGCCCATCGACTGCTCATGTCCCTCCAGCGCTGCCCGGATCGGCTGCACGAGGGCTTCGATCTCGCCCTGGGTGCGGGCGAGAACAATGACGGTGACGCCGTGCTGGTCGTAGCCGCCACCCATCACCCAGCCGTCCTCCGGCTCGGTGGCGATGTCGAAGACGACGGCGGGCCACGCAGGATCGGGCGGCAGCTCGACCGCCCATGTGTTGTCCAGGATGGGCGTGAGCAGGCCCAGGACAAGGCTCTTGATGCTCATCGCGCGCGCCTCCTCTGCCGCATCAGTTCACGCAGCGCGGCCTTCTGCATGGCCGTCAGCGCCTCAGTGCGCTTGTTCTCCAGCGCCTGGCTCAGGAACGGATTGGCCTGCAGATGCTTCGTGCCGAAGTGCTGGAACCGCCAGTACCACGGGTCGTTTTCGTAGCGGGTGACGATGCGGCCGGAGCGCTTCGAGATGGCCAGGCGCTTGCCGCTCTCCTTGCGCTGCTTGCGCGTCATGGAGTGCCCATGGCGCACGCCGAGGTGGTACTCGGCCACGCCGCTGCCGGCCGGCGTCTTCTCGCGCTTGATGACGATGTTGTCGATCATCGCGCCAGTGCGGCGCAGGCCCGCCGTGTCGGCCAGGCGCTTCGCCTCGACCTTCAGCACCCGGCCGCCGGCGACGACGACAACGCGGGCGCCCCGGTCCGCACCGCGCAGCTCGGCAAACGCGGCGCGCAGCTCCGGGACGCCGATGACCTCCGGCTTGCTATCGGCCATCGTTTGCTCCCGTGTCGCAGACCAGGATGAGCTGCCCGCCGCGGCGGGAGCCGGCCAGGCTGCGGATGTTGTAGACGGTGCTCCCGCAGAGCACGCGGTGCCCAGGCGTGACGTCGTCACGCCAGCGCATGCGGATCTCGACCCGGGCGACGGGCAGCTGGCCGCCGGCGGCGGCGGTGGCCTTCTTGTCTTCGCCGGAGTAGAGCTTTGGCTCGCTTGCCCAGGCAGTGCAGACGTCTGTCCAGGCATCGACCATGCCGCCGTGGGCGTCCCGGCCCGGCACGCGACGCTGCAGCGTGACGTGCTCGGTGTACTGGCCGGCGCCCATCAGTACACCCGGTATGGATCGAGCAGCCGCTCCAGGAACGGCGATGGCTGCGCCGCCTTTTCTGATGCGGCCTCGGGGTTCTCGATCCAGTACGCGACGTTGGCCGCGACCCACTGCTGCACGGGCTCGGGCATGTCGGCGGTGATGTAGTGCTCGTCACCCTGCCCCGTCTCGTGACCGGCCAGCCGCGTTGCGGAGGCGATCATCATCGGCAGCAGGGTGTCGAACGCATCGCCGATCCGTACCCAGCTCTTGACGATGTCGATGGATGGGGCGGGCATCGGTCAGGCGCCGGCGACGGACTGCTCGGACGCGCTCTTGGGCGGGTAGGCGACGACATCGCCGCCCGCCTTCAGCGCGTACGCCACCGCCGCATCGTTGTCGTCCAGCTCGCCCGGATGCGCCTTGATGACGTCCGGTGCAGCCTCGATCACCTGCCCCGCTTTCACGCCGAGCGCGGGGCAGTCCACCAGCACGCGGGCGCGCGCCGGCTTTTCGGTTTTGGTCGTTGCCATGGTGTTCTCCTGGTGTGGCCCGCGGGCACGCCTGCGCCCGGCGGTGCCGTGGCCATCAGGTGGCCGAGTTCTGGAAGTACTTGACGGCGCCGCCGGCGTCGATGAGGTTGCCGCCCTGGCGGTTGAAGGCAACGAAGCCGACCTGGCCGTTGAGCGTGAACGCCGAGTCGGTCATGCGGAAGATGGTCAGGTCCATCACCAGGCGGCGCTTGTACTTCTTGAACGCGCCGTACAGGATCGACTTGGCATTGGCAGCCATGGTCGGCATGTCCTGGTTGATCACGATGGGCTTGCCCATCAACGAGTCGGGTGCACCGCCGGGCGTGCCGGCCTCGTAGCCGGGCACGAAGATCGGGCGGCCGTTGCCGTCCTTGATCTTGCGGACGGCCTTCAGCGTGTTGTCGTGGAACATCCAGCCCACACCCGGCATGCCGCGGTAGATCGGGTCCACGCTGTGCTCCGTGTCCACCAGGTCGTCATAGCCCACGCTGGTGGTGGAACCGGTGGCGCCGGCCTTGCCCAACGTGGCGGCGGTAACGATGCCCTTCGGCTGGTTGGTGCCGGTGCCGTTGGTGAGGTGCTTGCTGCCAATCCGGCCCAGGCGCATCGCGAGCAGCTCGTTGATGTAGCCCTCGATGTCGATGAACGAGTCCTGGATCAGCTCCCAGGGCAGCGCGATCTTCTTGGAGCTGTAGCGGTAGACGGACAGCGCGATGTTGCCGAACGCGGTGTCCTGACCGGTAGCGGGCCCGCCCTCGCCGACGATCTCGCCCTCTTCCGTCGTCGCGTCGGTGGTGGGGAAGTTCATCGCCGTACCGGTGCCGGTGCGGATGGTGTCCACCGCGCTGAAGATGCCGCCATAGGCACGCATGGCTGCTTCGAGCGAGGCGTAATACTCGGGCGCCGTGGTGTAGCCGCCCTCCGTCGGTACGCCGGTGGACATGGCGTTGCGCACGCCGTTCAGGTTCATGGCCTGGCGGATGTCGTCGTTCTGGCGCGCAAGCATGGTGCGGCGCTGTTCATCGGTCAGCGCCATGAGGCCGCCACCCAGGTAGGCGCGCAGCGCGGCATTGCCGTCGCGGTTCTCCTGGCGGTTGGGGTCCACCGTGTGGCGGTCGCGCAGCTCGTTCTGCCCCATGTTGTCGCCGGCCAGCTGCGCGGCGCGCTCCATGCGCTGGATCTCGGCGTCGATGGCCTCGATCTCGTTGAGGATGCCGTCGAGCTGGTCGGCCTCGCCTTTCGGCATGCGCTGGTCGGCCGGGTACTTGTTGTTGAGCGCCTGGGCCTCCTGGGCCTTGGCGTTGCGGCGCTCGCGCAGTTGCTGGAGCTTGGTGCTCATCTGGGTTTCCTTCCGGAAATGAAAAAGCCCGCCGATGGGCGGGCCGGGATGCGGTTGCGCGAGGGCGCTACCTGGGGATGGTGAGGGCCTGCAGCCGCATGCGCTGCGCCTGGCGGGCCCTGTGGTCGGCCGAGGCCGCGGGCGGCTCCGGCGGGGGCGGTGCAGACGTCTGCATTCGCGGCGCCTTGGCGTAGGCCGACAGGTTCCAGGCGGAGGCCTTGGCCGCGGTGTCACCGCCCTTGTCGCCGGCGTCGATGGCGTGCACGAAGCCGGCATCCACCGCCTCCTGTGCGGTGAACCAGGTTTCAGCCTTCACCCAGTCCTCGATCTGCTTGCGGTCGCCGCCGGTGAAGCGCTCGTAGGTGTCCACGATCGTGCCGTCCACCTTGCGCAGCAGCCCCACCACGCCCTCAAGGTCGTCGGCGTTGCCGGCGGCGAAGGTCCACGCCTGGTGGATCATGTACATGCCGCCCGGGCTGATCCGCACCTCGTCGCAGGCGCAGCACAGGTCGGTGCCCGCGCTGGCCGACAAGCCGTCGATGTGGCCCACGATGCGCGCCTTGTGCTCGCGCATCGCCTGCGACATGGCCTGCGCGGCGAAGACATCGCCGCCCGGCGTGTTGACGCGCAGGTGGATGGTTTCCACGTCCAGTGCGGCGAGCGCGGGCACGAAGTCCTGCGGGCAGACACCGCCCCAGTACTCGGCCGTGGCGCGGTCGCCGACGATGGGATCGTAGACGTAGACCGTGGCATCGCTGGCGTCTGCAGTGCGGACGATGCGCTGCTCGATGGGCTTAAACGCCCGGCGGTTTTCCGCCAGGAGGCGAAGGAGAAGAAGCTGGCGCATCGTCGGGTGCTCCGGTGTTGATCTTGTCGCCGCCTTCGATCGGCGGCATGTTTTCGCGGCGCCGCACTTCGTTGGGCACCATCCAGCCCGGCTCACCAGCGCGGCCTACGGCAATGCGGTACGCCTGGAAGCGGGTCAGCAGGTCGGCTTTTTCCAGCGCCTCGACGATGTGCTCGGCGTAGTACTGCCCGCGGCCCGGCCACAACTTGCGGTTGAACTCCTGGCGGATCTGCGTAAGGTGGCGCAGGAGCGTGTAGCGCACGAAGCCGATGCCCTGGGAGTCGATGCCCGTTCCCCAGCTCGTCGTCTTGTCGGTGTGCGCCACCATGAACGGCGGCACACCCAGGATGCGGCAGATCTCCTGGACGGAGAACAGCCGCGTGGCCAGGACCTCGGCGTCCTTCGGGTTCACCGTGAGCTGCGCCACGTCCACCCCGCCGGTGAGCAGCAGCGGCAGCCGGCTGTTCGGGCCGCCGGTGTACTTCAAGGCCAGGCTCTCGCGCAGCTGCGCGAGCTGCTTGTCGTCCAGCTTGCCGGCGCTTTTCAGCGCGTAGTCGAAGGCCGCACCCTCGCTGAAGAACCTGGCGTTGTAGGACTGGCCGGCCAGCGAGATGCCGATGGCTTCGCGCGCGGCGTAGGTGATCGGGCTTGGACTGGTGCGACCGTCGAAGCCCAAGGACGTGAGGTGAATCATGTCTGCCGAGTACAGGACGTTCACCGAGCCGTCGTCCTCCACCACGCGGTACAGCAGCTCGCCGTCCGACTTGAACGGCGTCACGCGCTGCCAGTGATAGGGCTTCCAGCCGATCACGCGGCTGCTCACGCGACTGGGGCGCAGCAGCTTGGCGAAGCCGTCGCCACCGAACAGCTTGGCGCTGATCAGGTACTCCCAGGCCGTGTAGGCGCACATCTCCTCGCACGGCTGCTCGTTGAGCATGCCCCAGTACTCGTGTGACGCACGGCTCTTCTCCTCGCCCTTGCGCTCGTAGATCGCCAGCGGCAGGCCAGCGATGGCACCGGCGATGAGCGAGACGCAGCCGTACACGGCAGACACGCGCATCGCGGTGTCCTGCGTGACGGCCACGCCGGCAGCCGAGGTGTTGCTCATCCCCAGCACGTTCACCAGCTGCTGGGCCGTGAGGCCCGTGGTGACGGCGTTCTCGTCGGCGGCCGAGGCCTGGATGCCGGCCCGCTGGGCCCCGCCCTCGCGCGAGGCCAGCCAGGAGCCGAGCACGCGCGAGTCGTGGCGCCTGGCGGACAGGTCGAAGGTTCGGGTCATCGGGTCAGATCCTCAGCACCTGGATGCCAGGCGAGTTGTCAGGCTGCGGCGCCGCGGCACGGCTCAGCGCCATGACGGTCGCGACGATGCCGTCAATGCGTCCACGCGGCCGGCTCTTCTTCTTGTCCGGCCGGAAGTTGTCGTTGCTGTCGAAGAGCAGCGCCACGTTGCCCGCGCAGTAGCGCAGCACCGGGTTGCCGCCGTGGTGCAGACGTCTGCTGTAGACCAGCTGCTCCAGCTTCTTGCTGCCCGGGTACATGCCGCCGGTGTTCTGCGGCACCTCCACCAACGGCACGTCCTGGTCCAGCAGTTCGTTGGCCAGCTGCTGTGCGTTCCAGCGGTCGAAGCCGAGTTCGACCAGGTCGTAGTCCCGGCATGCCTGCAGGATCTGCTGCTTGACCGGCTCGTAGTCGGTCACGTCGCCCGGCGTGCCCACCAACCAGCCGGCTTGCTGCCAGGCGCGGTAGTTGGCCGCGTCGTCCTGCTCCTGCGTGTCGATCTTCGACTGCGGGCACCAGTGCCACACCAGCACGTACCAATCGCCGTCCGGGTCGTCATCGTCGGGCGGGAACACCAGCGACAGCGCGACCAGGTCGCGCGTGCTGGCCAAGTCCAGGCCGCCGTAGCAGCGCCGGCCCTTCAGCAGCGCGGGGTCGAACTTCTTGCCGCCCTTGTCCCAAACCGTGATGTCGAACCAGCTGTCCGCACCGCTGCCCCAGACGTTCAAGTCCTTGGTCAGGAAGTTGGCCAGCGCCGACGGCAGCGCGGCTGCCTTGCGCGCCATGGTGCGCATGTACTCCCAGGTCTTGGACAGCCCCAGGCCCGGGTTGGCCTTGACCCAGTTGCGCTCATCGAAGGGGTCGTCCCCTTCGTCCAGCGTGTAGATGTAGCCAAAGAAGGCGTCATCGACGCGCTTGCCCTCCAGCACGGAGATCAGGTACTGCCGGATCTCGGTGCAGATGCCGTCGAGCACGTAGCCCGCGGTGGTGATCGCCGACAGCAGCGGGTCGCGCCGGGCACCGAGCGCGGACTCCATGACGTCCCACACGTCGCGCGTCTTCTGCGCGTGCAGCTCGTCGAAGAGGATGGCCGACGGGTTCAGGCCGTCCAGGTTGTCGGCGTTGGCCGGCAGCGGCGCGAAGACCGACTCGCCGCACTCGATCTTTTCCTGGTTGAGGCCGTTGAAGATCTTGAACGAGCGCGCGACGCCGGGCGAGCGGCGCGCCCACTTCTTGATGTTGTCGAACGCGGGCTTGAAGACCGTCATGGCCTGGGCCCGCGTGGTGGCCACGGCGTAGACCTCGGCGCCGATCTCGCCGGCCCAGCCGAAGAGGTAGGCGCCCTGCGGCCCCTTCCACGTGCTCTTGCCGTTCTTGCGCGCGACCTCCTCATAGCCGCGGTGAAAGCGCCGGGAGCCGTCGGCGGTGCGCCGCCAGCCGTAGAGCACCGCCGTCCAGAACTTCTGCCACGGGTCCAGCAGGATCGGCCGCCCAGCGAGCGGCCCCTTGATGTGGACGAAGAAGCGCTCGATGAACTGGATGACGTGCCAGCCGTTGGCCGCGTCGAAGTAGAGGCCGCGCTCGCCGGCGCGCTGCAGGTCCTCGTAGTGCCGCTTGACCGCCAGGTACGTGTACTTGCCGGTGACGATGTCGCCCTGCAGGACGGGCAGGCCATAGGCCGTGTCCCACTCCTGCAGCTGCGCCGGCGTCAGTGCGGCGAGTTGCTTCTTGGTGAGGTGGTAGCGTGGCCGACGAGCTCGCTGAACAGGTCGTCCTGCGGGCTGGGCCCGCCGACGTCCTTGCGCACCCTGGCCAGCGACGGAATGGTCAAGCACGCCTTCGGCAACCATTGGCCGAGCTCCATCTTCAGGCGCTTCTCGTCCTCAGCCCACGGCTGCAGGGACGAGTAGCCGTTCTGCGAGGTGCGGTAGCGACCGCGGTCGTCGCACAGCTGCAGCGCATCGAGCCAGGCGTCGTAGGTCTTGACGATGACCACGATCGGCAGGCCGGCGGTCATGTGCTCGATGCCGGCCTCGCGCAGCATCTGGCACAGGTGGTGGTAGAGCGCGACCTCGCGGTCGCTCAGGTCGGTGCACGGCGGCGGGTCCGGCGACCGCACCTCGGTGCCGCCGGAGGCGGGTTTCGAGGCGCCATCGGGCGGCGCACCGGCCGCGAAGGAGAAGGGTTTTGGGCTCATGGAGCGGCTTTCTCAGTCGGGGAGCGCGCGCGCGGCCCCGAGCGCTTCAGCGCGTCCTGGGGCCTCTATCGCCTTCAACCCCCCGGGGGTAGTTTTCTGGTCCCCATAAAAATCCAGGTGGACGGTCGGTCCTGCGCGGCGGGCTCCAGACTTTTGGCCCCCCCCTCCCCGCCAAACGGGCTGGGGTCGGGGCCGGCCTGGCCGCCGCCGCCCGGCGCGCCTCGGCCTGCGCCGGCTGCCCGCTGGGAGCACCCGTTGAGCCCTCAACGCGGCGCCACGCTGCGGAGCTGGGGCCGGTTCTCGGTGGCGGTCTTCGCCTTGTGGCAGTCCACGTTGATGGCCTGCAGGTTGTCGTCCTCGTCCACACCTTCCAGCGTGCCGAAGCGTGCGAGCCACGTCGCCTTGTTGATGCGGTGGTCCACCTCGGTAGCGACGCGCAGGCGGTTGAGGCGCTTGCACTCGTCACACCGGCACAAGCCCTTGTCGCGCTCCAGGATGCGCAGGCGGCGCTTCTCCCAGTCGGCGCCGTATCCGCGTTGCTGCCGCGTGCCGCGCCTGCGATCTGCAAAGGTACCGGCGCGGACCTTGTGGGCGTCGCACCGGGCGGTGCCGTCGCGCACGAGCGTGCCGCAGGTCACGCAGGATCTCGGCGCGGCCTTGGGCATGTGGATGATCCAGAAACGAAAAAGCCCGCTGCTGCGGGCTGTTTAGACGCACTGACCCCACCGATAGCTCCCGGGTCGGAACCGGGTTGAGCACTAGCGTGCTGGTCAGATTCACCGTGCGGGACGCACCATGGCACGGCGTGGGGCGGAGTCTAACCGCGCAAATTCCGACCGCGCAAGTGGTGCCGCATGTCGGCATCGACAAACGAGAAGCGCCGCTCCATCTCCGCCAGCAGGTACGTGGCGAAGTTGCGCTCCACATCATCACGGCCCAGCGCCTCCTGCGCGCGACCGGTGCCACTGCACCAACGGCACACCTGCAACGGCTTGCCGTTGCCTCCCTTGGTGCCCAGGCCGTGGCAGCTCTGGCAACGCGGTTCCAGGAACGTGCGCAACACCTGACCGGTGATCGCAACGACCACGCTGTCCGGCCGCATGAAGTACCGCCGGGTCGCCTCCACCACGGCCCAACGACCCAGCGCGTCGCGTGCGGCCGGCAGTGAGCGCAGCTGCTGCAGCGCCTTTGCATAGGCGACGCGCTCTTCACCGTGCAGCTGCTGCTGGCGGCGCAGCAGGACTTCGAGGTCCTCGGCAGCCCGGGGCGGACCGCGCCGCATCTCCCGCTGAACCAAGGCCATGGACACCTTGATCGCCGCCTGTACTTCTCGCTGTCGCTGCTGCACGAGAAGCTGCTCGCCGCGCACGCCGTCCAGCTCGACACGCAGCCGGTAGAGCAATGGCCCCAGCTCGTCGCGCATGGCGCCGGCTGCGATCAGCACATCAACGTCGCTGGCCGCATCGCCGGCCCGCAGATGGCTGCTGGTGATGGCGCGGCTGTACCGCTCCTCTGTCGTGATGACATCCTTGTCCATTCCCTACCCCCTTCGCCGCTGCTGAATCCGTCCACCGGTGAGCCGCCGCGGCGCGCGGTCGGGCTTCAAAGGCCCCAGCGGTGCGTTCATGCGACAGCCTCCAGCTCGCGCCCGGCAGCCTGTTTCACCCGGGCTTCGTACTCCGCAAACGACTCGCCGCGCTGGGCGTAGAAGGCCGCCTCATCCCACTTGCCAAGACCCGCCTCAACGCCGATAGCCTCCACGCCGCTGCGCGTCTGCGGCCAGCCGCCTGGCGCACCAGGGCCGTCCGGCGCAGGCAGCGCGGTGGCGCTCCGGTTCGCCACCTTTCCCGCCAGCCAGGCCATGGGCGCCTTCACGCTGCTCCAGCCTGCCCTGGGCGCTTGGTCCAGGATGGCCTGCGCCGTCCAGCCGGCGCTGACCAGCCGTTGCAGATCGCCGTCGGTGTGGTGCACGAGCAGCCCCTGGGCGGTCAGCTCTGCCGCCACGGACCGCACGGCATCGGAGCGTGACGCCTCCCGTAACGGCGTGACGGCAGCCGTCACGCAGGGCGTTACGGCGTCACCTTCTCCGCCACCCACACCGACCGTTGCATCGCCGGGGGTGGTGGGGGTGGAAGGTGGTTCATGGGTTGTGGTTACTGGTTTAAGGGGCTGCGTCACGGGCGTAACGCGTGACGTCACCGGCGTTACGCCATCGGTGTCGCCGGCCCCGTCCGTGTCGCCCAGCGCCGCCGATGCCGTCTCGCCCAGATGCTGGACACACAGGGCACGCAGCTCTTCAAGACTGGCGTCCGCCTGAACGGGCACGCCGATATCGGAAAGGGCTTTGCGGCGGCGCTTGCGCTCGCGGTACCGGCGCTGCCGTTCAGCACCTGACGACTGGCCGCCCTCCTCCTGTGCATCGTCTTCCGCCGGCGCGCCGCGCTGGTACGCCGCGACGGCGCGATCCCAGTCCGCTCGGTGGTGGCGCCCGTCGTCTCCGAGCACGAAGAAGCGGCGCAGCACCCCTTCCAGCGCCTCGCGCTCGCCCTTCTTGCGGACGTTGACGCCGGCCATGGCGGCCAGCTCCTGCAGGTCCACCACGAGGCCTGACTCGTCGCCCTTGTAGTAGAGCTCCAGGGACCAGTAGATGCCCCGCTGCAACGCTGGCAGCCGGCCCACGGCCAGCAGCTCGTCGCCGATGTTTCGCTTGAACCATTTCATCGCGCAACGACCTCCTCAACACTGCGCGCCGGACCATAAGGTCCGATATCGGAAATCGGCAATTCCTTACGTGCCGTCGGCTGAGGCGCTGATCAACGCCACGACGCTCACCAGCTCGCCGGTGACGGTGCAGTGCCGGTTCCTGGACGCGGGCAGCTGCTGCAGCGCCTGGCGCTTCACCAGGTCGCTCACGCAGCGGCTGACGAGGCCGGCATCGCGCAGCACCTCCTGTACGCCGTTGCGCTCGTCAAGCGCCATCCAAATCCGCTGAATCTCTCGACGCGTCAGGTCCTTCTGTCCGAGCCTGTACGCCTCGCGCACGATCTGGAGCACCGTGTCCGGCTGGCTCCCCGGCCGCGGCAGCCGCGGACCTTGCAACACATCTGCCTGGACCGCACGCGTGACCGCTCGGGACACTTCTTGTTTTTCCATCACGACCTCCCTATGGCCGGTGAAGACACGGGCCGATATCGGCGCCGCTGTAGATCAAAAGGACGGGCGACCTCCCCGGGTAAGCTGGCGATCCCGTAACCAACCACCAGCCCCGGGAGGGCTACCCATGGCAGACAACTTTCTTGACTACTCCTCCGAGACGTACCGCGCTGAAATCGCTGCGCAGCGCATCGTCATGGCCGCACTGGGCAGCGGCAGCCTTCGGTTCGCCTACGACATCTCGGACGACGAACAAGCGGCGAACGCGGGTCGGTTTCTGGGCCTGATCACGACGACACTGGCCAAGACGCTGCGGGAGTCGAGCGAGGCCTGAACGCCGCCAACACTAAGCGTCGGGCGGCTTGGCCGAGCTCGGTAGGCATCTCGCCCTGCAGCTGAGTGAGGCTGGCGTTGGTCAAGCCACCGCTCAGGCGCTCCAGCACCCGCTCTAGCGCTTGCTGCTCCGCGCCGGTTAGGCGTTCCACCACATCACCCGCCGCGGCGGGGGCTTGTTGTTTCATCACTGGCTCCTTGCCGCGCATAGGCGGCCTTCTAGAAACGCCGCGGCTTGCCCGCGACAACCGTGCCCAGGGAGGGCACCGATGGAATTGATGAACCGCGAGCTGCAGCTGACGCTGCTGCAGCAACTCGCCGCTGCGTATCCGGAAGAGCTGGACCCTCGGCAGCTCGGCATGAGCAATGACGATCGCGCTTGGAACTTCAATGCGATGTACTTGCACCAGCACGGCCTGATACACGCGCGCTGGACAGACATGCTGTCTCGCGGAAGGCAGATACACCTCGCCGGCATCACCGCCAAAGGCTTGGACTTCCTACAAGACGACGGCGGCCTCGGCGCCATCCTCGGCACCGTCACCGTGCGCTTTGAGGCCGAAACACTGCAGGCACTGCTGGCCGCCAAAGTGCAGGCGTCTGCACTACCGCCGGAGAAGAAGTCGAAGGTGCTGGGCGCGTTGAAGCAACTGGGCGCCGACGCCCTGAAGGAGGTCTCCAAGCGGCTCCTCGATGCCGCACTGGACCAGGCCCCCGACGTGCTGCAGCAGTTGCCGCAGATGCTTGACCTGTAGCTCACTACCGCCCGCCCTTCCCAACCCCTGCGCTGCACCCGATATCGGATTGAGACTTCGGCGGGTTCCGGTGCGGCGGCACCTGCCCGGCGCTCACACCGCGCCGCGGCGGCCAGGACGTAGAGGCCTCGAACCACTGGCCGCTCCAGGTCATGCGCCTGGTGCGCCGGCGCGCCAGGGCCAGCGCCGCGCGAACGGCCACGGCGAGTGCCGCCCCCAACAGCCAAGCCGCGGCACCGGGTTCACCGCTGATCCAGGCCATCACCGCGGCCCCCGATCGGCCGCCCGCCGCACCGTCTGCCGGCGCTCGTGCGCGGGCTTCGCGGCCTGGTTGCGCGCGTGCAGCAGCGCCTGCAGGTGCTGGCCGGCGGCGATGAGCTGGCCGAGCTCGCGCTCGCAGTGCCGCAGCTCGTTGTCGCTGACCTGGCCGTCGGCCAGGGCCTCGCTCACGTGCGCCAGGTAGTCGCCCAACTCGCGCGTGACCTGGGCCACGCCCTGCAGCACGCACTCGCCGGCCAGGCTCACGTCGGGCAGCGGCAGCGTCATGCGCCGCAGCGCCGCGGCGAAGGCGTTGAGCATCACAGGGTCGTCGGCCAGCACGCTCATCTCCACGGCCGTGTCCCAGCCGAGCTTGTGGCCGGGACAGTTGGGATCGAGCTGATGCTGCAGCGTCGAGGACGACATTCCCATCCGGAAGGCCAGGGCAGCCGCGCCGCCCGGATATTTGCGCGCCAGATAGCGCGGCGCGTCGTTTATGTCCATGGCAGCGACCTCCTCACGGCGCCATGGCCGCCCTGCCCGCAGCTGCGGACACTCGCGGCATGGGTAGAAAACTGGTTGAGTTCAGGAACCATGTCAGGGCGAGCCACTACAGGCCGCCCGTTCTTCGATACCTGCCGGCGCGCGTGGCGCGGACCGCAGGTGCGGCATGGGCAGGCGTGCGCTGGGCAATACCCGTGGGCTGCGCGCGATGCTGAGAGCGAGTCGATATCGGAACTGCGAGCGAACTCACCCGTTCCCACTCCGCCGCTGTACTGCCAGCACACGGCTGCAGCCAGTTCCCTCCTGGGTCGGGTTACGCTGTTGGCTTCAAAACGCAACCACCTCAGGAAGGACAAGTGATGTTTCGCAAGATGAGCTGGGCGCTGGGAACTCTGGGCAGGATCGCCGTCGGGGCGGCGTAACGACCAGTTCGTCGAGACGGCGCCGAGCTTGTGCAGCACGCGGCTCATGAAGTGCCGCCTGGATCGGTGCTCCGCCGCTTACCCCTACGCCGATCCCCACCGCTGCGCCGGTCCTTGCCACTGCGCTGGTCAGCAGGCGCCGAGATTTCAGGCGTAGCTGGGATTGCGGGCGCACCAGGCACCCCGATGATCTCCGGCCAGATCAACCACCAGTCGCGCGGCCTGGAGTCCCAACGTCGGACAGCGCCCTTGGTTTCCCATTCAATGCTTACCGCCAGGTGTGGCGCAGGCTCACGTTTGGCTTTGGCTCCGCCCGCGGCACACAGTTGCGTGAGATAGACCGCAGAGATCTCCAGCCGACCTGCCAAGTCCGCAACGACATCTGAGCGCTTACCAGAGCGCGACCCAATATAGGTTCTAAGGTCCATCCTATGCAATTTGCTCCGTTTGATTCGAAGCATACTGCATCGCCCTCCCCGATGCAAAACGCATACAGTTTGGCTATGGGGAGCAACGACCATCAGGCGCCACGGCCGTACCGTGAAACGCGGCGTCAGCGTCTACGCGAGCTGTTACGCGAAGCCGGCGGTCCGTCTGCTCTGATGGCCCTTACCGGGGTTACTGACACGCATTTGACGGCCTGCGAAAAGGGCCGGCGCATGATCGGCGACGACATGGCCGACTCTTTAGAAACCGGTATGCGTAAGCCGCGCGGTTGGATGGACAGCCCGCCCGGGGCGGAGCCGTTAGACGCGGAGGCCCTGTCGGTAGCGCGGCTGTACGGCCGGCTTCTAGCGGAAGATCAGCAACGCGTTCTTGCTTTCCTACAGGCCTTGCTGCTACCCACACTGCCGACCAATGCAGTCAGCCTCGAAGCCCAGACTCAGGATCTAGCACCCAACCCTGCCCCTGCTCAGGGGAATAAAACAGGCGACGCTGATGCCCGGTACGTAAGGCGTCCAAGGCAATCGACCACCTGAATGCATGCGCCTGCTCAGGCAGGCAAATGACTGCTGTCGGCAACCTCAACCGATTCCAGCCGCATGACTCCACTACCGCATCTTGAATGTCGGCGCCGCCAACATTCCGGGCGAACCTGAAATCCAGCACCAAGCCACGTGGTGCGCGACCTGAATAGGTCGCCGCTAAGCACGCATACAGCGCAGAGACACCGGCCGGACACAGCGCTCCGCGGGCGCGTGCATACACAACCCGGTCGCGGCCAATTGCCGCCACAACCTCGTTGTGCACTACCACGTACTGCTCTGGAACCATCCCAGTCCTTGATACTGTTGTTTTATACAGTTTCTAACACAATCGCATCTTCACGTGCTTGATCTCTGAGCACATTGCGCTGCGCTGCTATGCATCTTGCTTGACAGCGTACGATGCAAATCGCATAGTTTTGATCATCGCCACTTTTACTGGACGAGGCAACTATGGGACTGGGTCAGACCCCATCGCAGCGACTGTTTTATGTGCGGACACCTGCACAGCCGGCCACTACCAATCAGCTCATCACCGACGACACCCTACGGGGCACCGCTCAGCTCGCCCGAAACGCACGGCTGTACGTGGCAACGTCCTTCGCGGCCTACGCTGCGGTGATCGTCAACCTTGTTGCGGTGCTGTCATGAGCCGCGGCGCCCTTGCCCAGCGGACCACGCTGGCCAACACGCAGCCGACTGCCACCGAGCTGGAAGCCCTGCGTGTGCAGTTCGCCCGCACCGACGCGGCGCTGCTGCAGAACATCGAGGCCGGCGCCTACCCGGTGAAGCTCGACGGCACCGTGTGGCGCGACGTGCGCCCGCTGCTCGATGAACGCGAGGTCTGCCCCACCACGGCCGACACCACGCGCGAGCTGCTGGACTACCTCGCCGAGCGCGGCCTGCTGCTGCGCCATGGGCAGCACGCGCACCTGGTGCGCGCCGCGGCGAGGCCGGCATGAGCACCGCCCCCATGTACTGCACCGTGGTGCGCGCGGCCCCTCATGCCATCTGGCTGCCCGACGGTACCGCCATGCACCTGCACCGCGTGAACACCGCATCGTCCCGCGCCGTGCGCCTGCGCGCGCTGCGCGGTGCCGCGGGTTGGATGGTGATCGACCTGGGCCTCGTGGCGCCCGAGCTGTGGCAGGACCTGCCCGGCGCCGCGGACCGCGACGTGCCCGCCCTGGTGCTGCGCGCGCTGCGCCGGGCCTGCCCCACCGGGGCGGAGTTCTCGGCACTGGCGCGCGAGGCGGAAGACAAGGGGCTGACGCGGCTGGTCAACACGGCACTGGCCCGCAACGAGGAGGCCGCATGCCGCTGAAGAACTTGCCTCGCAACGTCCTCGCCGACCAGGTGCTGGCCTTCTTCACGGCCAACCCGGACGAGGAGCTGACCGTCAACGACGTCACGGTGAAGTTCGACGTCGACGACGTACGCACCGCGTCGGCCAAGCTGTCCGCGCAGGTGCGCCGGCGCGTGCTGGTGCGCGAGGGCGACACCTACCGAGCCGGGCCGGCGCTGCAGAAGGGAGCGTGATGGACACCCCTACCCTGACCGTTGACCCGGCGACGATCGTTCAGATCCCGCTCGACCAGCTGCACGACTCGCCCACCAACCCGCGCCGCACGTTCCTTGACATCGAGGAGCTAGCCGCCGACATCCGCCAGCACCGCCGCGTGCTGCAGCCGCTGCTGGTGCGCCCGCGCCGGCCCAACCCGCTGCGCGACGACCTGGTGGACGGCTACGAGGTGGTCTTCGGCCACCGCCGCAAGCGCGGCGCCGTGGCGGCAGGCCTGACCAGCGTGGATTGCATGGTGCGCGAGATGACCGACGAGGAGGTCAAGCGCGCGCAGATCAGCGAGAACCTGCAGCGGCGCGATGTGCACCCGATCGAGGAGGCCGAAGGTTTTCAGGCTCTCATGCGCGACCACGGCGTGACGGCCGACGAGCTGGCCGAGCAAGCGGGCAAGTCCAAGTCCTACGTATACGGCAGGCTGAAACTGTTGGAGGCCGTGCCGGAGATCCGCGAAGCGTGCGTGAAGGGCGAGATCGGCAGCGAGGTTGCACTGCTGATTGCGCGCCTGGGCCCCGCGACGGTGCAGCAGAAGGCACTGGCGCGCATCAAGGCGAAGTACTGGGACTTGGGCGACGGCGGGAAACGCAACTTCCGGAACATCCGCGACCTGTTGATCGAACAGTTCACGCTGCGCCTGAAGGACGTGATCTTTGCCCCTGAAGACGCAACCCTGCTGCCCAGTGCAGGCGTCTGCAGTGCATGCCCGAAGCGCTCCGGCAATGCGCCGGAGTACGCCGACACGCTCAAGGACTCACAAACGTCCTGGGGCACCCGCCGTGCCGCCTACGGCCCCGACCTGTGCACCGACCCGGCATGCTGCGCCGAGAAGAAGAAAGCGCACCTGCGCCGCCAGGCTGAAGCGCTGCAGGAACAGGGCAAGGTGGTGATCGAGGGCAACCGGGCCCGCGCATCGATCGGCAAGGACGGCACGGTGAAGGGCGCGTACGTCGCGCTCAAGGACGTCAAGGACCAGCTCAAGAAGGCCAAGAAGGGAAAGGGCGTAGACGCGCCGGCCGTCGAGACGGTGCTGATTCAGAGCCCGTACGACGGCAAGGTCGTTGAAGCGGTGGCCGCCGCTTCGCTCAAGGCCGCGGACATCGAGCCGCCGGCGAAGAAGAAGAACAGCGGCTACGACTGGCAGGAAGTGAACCGCCAGCGGCAGGCGGAGTATGCGAAGAAGGAAGAGCGCGCCGCCGAGGAGCTGCCCAAGCGCTTCGCGCTGCTGCAGTCGGTGCGCGCCGCGATGGCCGCGACCGAGCGCAGCGAGTTCGACCTGCGCATGGTGGTGCGCACGGCCGTCAAGGAAGCGCCGACCTGGAATCAAACCGCGCTGTTGCGCCTGTGGAACTGCGAGGACGTGGAGACGCTGCTGGAGAGCATCGAGCAGGCCTCGCCCCAGGAGATGACGCAGCTGCTGATCGACTGCACGCTCGTTGAAAACGTCATCGTCCCGGCGGGCTGCATTGACGACGAGGACGAGCAGCCGCACCAGCTGCTCGCGGCCGCGAAGTACTACGGCGTTGACATCGAGGCCGCGCGCGCCGGCCAGATGCTGCTGGTGGAAGAGCCGACGGGCGAGGCCTCGGAGCCGAATGCGCCTAACGACGCCGTTGCGGCCGAGGAGCGCATCGAGCACACGCCGGAGGAACTGGCCGAGCTGCAGGCCCAGGGCTGGCTGACGCTGGACGACGCCGACACGCCAGCTGTTGAACCGCCTGCCGCAGCCGCCGATGGAGATGCAGCAGAGCCGGCCAGCGCACCCGCGCCCGTGGTCCGGGCGGAGCCGTGCATCGAGGATTTCGACATCGTCACCCAGTCCATGGCCGGCGGCATCCTGCGCCGGCTGCTGCAGGAAGCCGCCGTAGAGCTGCGCCTGCTGCACAAGGCCACGGTGCTGACGCTGATGAGCATGGGCCTGGTGCAAGGCCAGGACGGCCGGCAGAGCGGCACGCATGTGGAGATCACGGACGCTGGCCGCGCCTGGCTCGCTGCGCAACAGGAACGCGCCGCGGCATGA